GGCGGTTGAGTAAGATCTATCTTTTCCTTCATAAGTTTTTTAAAATATTGCTTATCCCTATCTTTAAATTTTCTTTTAAAAATATCAAGCCAATTTCCTCTTTCCTCTCTCATACCTCCTCTTAAATGTAATTCGTCAAAGTTAAATACTTGATTCGGATGGGCAAAACTCCATTTTTTGCTTTCTTGTGATCTATATCCGTGATCAATGTTAAGTAAATATTCATACATAATGCAGGCCTCTTCTCTAGTGATAGAACCTCCTTCACATATTTTTTGCCAATATTCTATGGCCTGATACTGATTTATTTCAAAAGACTTATTACCTTTTACATCTTGAAAATATAAAGACATTTCTTTTGCTTCCTGTTGTAATTCTTTTTTTACATCATTAATTCTGGCCAAAACTAACCAACTACCATCTATTTCCCAAGGCACTTTCTTTAAATTATTCCAATAATATATTTCACCCTCTTTTTGATTTGAATAAAACTCCTTCTCTATTCTATTATTCTTCATTCCTAATAACAGACATTTAGAAAAAAAATGCACTTGTTTATTTAATCTTACTGATTTTTTTAAAACCACATTTTTACCAGGAAAATTTTGAAAATGTTCTACATCAGCCCCGTTCCACTCGTATATGGCTTGATCATCATCTCCCGCAATATAAACTCTCCAAACATTTCTCGCTAACTTTACAACCATATCCCATTGTAAGGGTGTGAGATCTTGAGCTTCATCTACCATCAAAACTTTTATAGGAAGGCCCCCACCATCAGAGATAAATTTTTGTACCATGTCTGTAAAATCTAATCGATCCGGTGTCCGTTGTCCGTTTTCCAGTTCCATAGTTTTAAAATTTTCGTATCCTGCAATAATAGATTTAAATTGCTGTAATCTAACACCTTTTCTTGTTTGTTTTTTATACAGAGAGACTGGATCTACCTTCATATTTCTTGCACGATCATACAACTGCAAAGACCAATTATTATATACTTTTTGATCATCCCAACTTTCTTTAAAATTAATTTTTATTGTTCCGTATTCAGTATGAAAATTTAATAAATCTACTTTAGGATCTAAAACTGGTATTTCAGCAAACTGTTGTCTAGCTAAACTATGTAATGTTCTAAAATATTTAAAACGATCCTCATCAATATCTGAAAATTTTTTTCTTATCCTGCTTACACATTCATCTACGGCTTTATTGGTAAAAGAAATGTAGCAAATATCTTCAGGTTCAAATCCTTGTTTTAAAAATCTTTGAACTCTTTTCAATAAGTTTTCAGTTTTTCCTGTTCCGGGAGGCCCAAAAATTTTAATTGTCTTCCCATGCAGCTTTTGTTTTAGTGAACGTGACATTTTTATTTTTATGCTCTGTTTGTTTTGGTAAATTTACTACCCAATGACGAGTATCAATATTTTGAAATTTCTTTTTAGGTTGTGCTCCTCCTTGTTCTAAAAATTTTGTACAATCTCTTTCAGACCAATTATACCCCATTTTTTTCATAAATTTTCTAAATGTTTCTAATTTAAATCTCATTTCCACTTTATCTATCCATATATTACCAGAATCTATTTGATCAAATTCAGTTGTATCTTCTGTATCTTCTAAAAATTGAGACATCCTAGAATTAAATACATCTTCTCTTTCCTCATGTGCATCAAATCCCTCCATATCCTGTTTATTAGTAATTAATTCTTCTAACCAATCACGGTAAGGATCTGGATCTCTTTTAGATGGTTTTAAAACTCTCCAAACGATATCGTAATTTAAAAGTTGTTCACCTAATAATTGTTGTTGATATAATTGTTTAGTTGATAGTCTAATAGATTTACCCTGTATTGGTAAAATCCAGTATGGTTCAGGATAAGAATTGACTTTGAGTAATTTACCTACCTCAGGTAAAGCCTCGTTCGCACCAATTCCAAATTTTCTTTTTATACATTCACTAGAAACACAATGCATTCTAGCAATAGATGTTTTACATTTATATGCATATTCTTTATTTTCAACACCTTTAAATATATTTTGTAATTCTTTTGGGTGTAATTTTTCTGTGCAAACTTTTGTCATCATTTCTCTTGTCCACTCTTCGTACATAACAGGATCTGGATTTATTTTTTTTGCTAACACTGCAACATTAAACATCGCATCATTTCTTCCCTCACCCTTTACAACCTTATTTTTCATAAAATTAACCACACAAGGAGGATAATCTTTTGTTTCATCATCTTGAAATATTTTTAATTTTTTAAATTCTGCGGGTGTGAGTCTAAATTTGCTTACAAAATCATATAAGTTTTCTATTTTTATTGAATTACAATTATCATCCATTGCGACTCGTGTTGTCATGTGAGCCTTTTGGTAGGGTAGGTTGACAAAATTACCTTTTCTTTTTTCATCCCAGTTCTCAGGTGTTAAATCAACTTCATCTTGTGCAGGAAAAATATCGGTAGTGGTATCGTTAATACCTAAATCGGAAGCGATTTGAATAAGTTTTCTTCGCATATCTGATGCTGAAACAACACCATCTATATGTAAAATTAAATGTAATCCGTTAGACTTTGATCTATAGGGTACTAGTGGGTATCTTCTTTTTCTGATGATAGAAACAAGGTCTTGATGCCGTATATTATAACGATCAACATCGATGACCCCCCAATTGCATGTATTATCATCTCTGATAGGGACAGATCCATAATAAGCTTCTCCTTTTAAATGTTCTAACCAATGATTTTTTGTCATTGATGTAGGTTCAAGCCAATGTTTGAATTCTGCCTTACCCTTAGAATTTTTTTTACCTGTAGGCTTGGAAACACCAAAATATGTATTGGAACCCTGGAAGAGTTCTACAAACTCTTCCAGAGTCTTGTCAAGTATCTGCATACTAGAAAGGTGTTTTTTCTACAGTCTCTTCTTTATCGTGATTTACTTTAACAGCTCCCTCTTTGCATGTTTTATGAAATTCAAACGCACCCTGTAATACATCACCAGAGTTTACAGTTCCGATATGTTCGATTTCCCATCCATACCAAGAACCTAAATTGTTTTTTTCTAAAACAGTTTTAAGGTTATACATTTGTGTGAACGTACCAGGTTTGAAAAAGCTCCCATCTTTTCTTTTAGCCCTTACGGACATCATCATAGAATTCCACTTTTTAGATTTTTTTCTCTGCGTGGATTTCATAGTAATTAAAGCCGTACTAGCAACATTTTTATCATCTAGAACGGTAACGTAATGAGATGCTGTCTCTTCAACATAGTTACCATTAGGCAGTCTATCTTTATTTTTATCATCTCTAGTTGTCTTAGACATGATATCGCTATCAGCAGGATAAATATTAACAGGTGCTGAACTACCTTCCATACCCCTGTCTTTCCACTCTATATATTCTAATTTATAGAAACATGGAATTACAGTTACCCCTTTTGATCCATCAAATAGTTGATTGGTTACTGTGTTAAAAATCATACCGGGCCTTGCCTCTTGTATGAATTGAGAATCTCCTTGTGTTACTTGTGGAGATAATTGTCCAAGAATTTTTAAAAATGGTAGAGCCAAACTTTTTGAATCTACATTATCAAATCCTTGATCTGCAAATTGTTCAATATTTACATTTGCAATTGCGCCACCTTTTTCTTTGACAGCGACTTCTTTTTGATCGTTAGTCTTCATCGTTATTTCCTTTTATTTTTTCGTTAGTTTTGTTTTATTAGCAATATACACCCCAAACATATCGAAAGGAACTTCTTTTCCTTTTTCAACTTGTTCTTTTACAAAGGCTTTCAAAGTCATAGGTTCTACTTTTTGTTTTTGTGTGTATGAAAAATCTAATTTTTCACACAAATCAATCAAAACAGATACCTGATTATCTTGTCCTTTATCTATATTTGCTGTTAAAACATTTTTGATCATGTCACCATGACCATTATTCCTAAGCCAATCAAAGGCTTCATCATTACGAGATTCAGGAATTTTAGCGGCATAAAAAGGTTTTACTTCTACCTTCGTGCCATCAGATAATTCCAGTTTCTGAACACCTGCCTCTTGCATCATGTCCGGAATTATTCTTTCCTCATATGATTTAGCTTTTTGTTTTAGCTTTGAAATTTCTTCTTCTTTCTCCTCAATACTATCTTGAAGAGTTTTTAACTCATTACATTTTTCAGTTATAGAACTCACGGTATTATTGTCTAGTTCTATGTTTGAAAATTGTTCTATATTTAATTGATTTTCCATAATCATCCTCCTCCCATATTCATAATATTTTTATTTACAATTGCAACAAAAAAATGTAAAAATAATTTGAGATATGGAATGGAAATACCCCTACAAGACAAACCCTTTTGATCACCAAAGAAACGCATTAAAAAAATCTGCTGAGACTCAATCATTTGCATATTTTATGGAGATGGGCACTGGAAAAACTAAAACAGCTATAGATAACATGGGTTATTTATACCTTAAAAATGAAATAGATACAGCCCTAGTGATTGCACCAAAGTCAGTATACACAATATGGTGTAAAGAAATAGATATACATCTACCAGATGTAGTAATGAGAGATATTTTTCAATGGAAGGTTGATAAGCCTAAAAATTGGAATTGGTTTGAAAAAAGTAAAAACTTAAAGATATTTCTAATTAATGTCGAGGCCCTAAGTAACAAAAACGGTTTTAACACAGTTGTAAAATTTCTTAAAAAATTTCCAAAAAATTATGTTGTTGTGGATGAATCTACTACAATCAAAAATCCAAAAGCAAAAAGAACTAAATTTATCTTAGAACTTAGAAAATTAATTAAGTTTAGAAGAATTTTGACTGGATCACCAGTAACTAAATCACCTCTAGATTTATATAGTCAATGCTATTTTCTTGATCCAAAACTTTTAGGTTATGAAAGTTATTATGCCTTTAGAAATAGGTACGCTGAAATGCAACAAATACAAATGGGAGCAAATCGTTACATATCTATTCCAAAGTTTTACAAAAATATCGAAGAGTTAGAACATAAACTTGATGTTTTTTCGTTCAGAGTTCGCAAAGATCAATGTTTAGATTTAAAACCAAAGGTAAGGCAAAAACGTTTAATACAATTAACTGGAGAACAAGGTATATTGTATGAAAAACTAAAGAGACGTGCGTTAGCCGTTGTCCGTGATACTACAGTATCTTTTACAAATAAACTATCAGAAATTGTAAAACTACATCAACTTACTAATGGTTTTATAAAAGATGATGATGGTAATATACAAGAATTTGGTAAAGCAAAAATTAATGCATTAGAAGAAATAATAGATGAGACAGATGATAAAATAATTATTTGGGTAAATTATCTACATAACATTAGACAATTAAAAAATTTTTTATCTGAAAAATATGGCAAAGAATCATTTGTAGAAATCTATGGTGAAACAAAAGTAAAAGATAGAACTAATGCTATTGAGGCCTTTCAAAACAATCCTAAAGTTAGATTTTTTTTAAGCAACCCAACAACAGGTGGTTATGGATTAACTTTGACAGCCGCAAAGACGGTGGTGTATTTTTCCAATAATTATAATTTAGAAGTAAGAAAACAGTCTGAAGATAGAGCGCATCGTTCAGGACAAACAGGAACTGTTGTTATTATCGATATTATTGCTGAAAAAACAATCGATGAAAATATAATGAAAGCTTTAACAAAAAAAGGTCAGATAGCTGCTAAAACTTTAGGTGAAGAAGATCTTAAAGATTGGTTACTGTAATTTATTAAATTTTTCTACTCTTTCTAAAAACTTATCTCCATATTCAGATAGTTCAGCTTCGTTTAATTTAAATTCTTGATATTGTAACCCTCTTGTGCAAATACTAATAACACCCTGTTCTATGGGCCCATAATTCTTTTTATGTGCTAAATAATATGCACCTAATTGTAATTTATAATCATCCACCCACTCTTCTCTTTTAGGTTTGTTTGCTTGTTTAAAATCCACTATAGACGGTTTACCGTAAGCCATAGCCACCAAATCAGTCGTCCCCGCAAATTTATTTTCATATTCTAAAGATACTTCGTTACCCCATACTTCATCTATTTTTAAATTTTCTAAAATTATTTTAGCCATCATTCGTGGTTGTTTACCGTCTTCGTTTGCATTGTAATATCCTTGTCCGTTGTACGCGTACTCTAAAACTTGATGCATCTCTGTTCCAATTGTTGAAGCCTGTTTCATGATTCTATCAGCCTCTTCATTACCAACTTTTCTACGCCAGTTATCTAGAAAACGACTATCCTTTGTTGCTGACAAAATTGTTGTAACACTTGGAACTTTAGCTTCTCCAACTAAATACTTTCTGCCAGTAGTATCTGAGAATCTATTGTAATGCTTGTATGGATATTTTCTAACTTGCTTTATCAATTATTACCTCTGATTCAGTTTCAATCCAAACTTTAGCACCACATGATAATGGTTTGTCTGGACTATAAATTACTTTTGCAGGTCCAAGAATATCTACTTTATGAGCATATGTGTTAGACTTAGATGTCTTAACAGTTATTACAGGTTCATTTAAGTTGTTCTTTTTGTTCGACCTGATTTTGTGTTGGTTGACGTGTATCCTGGTTTTCATTTTTATTTTTTACAAATGAGACATCTACTTCTTTTGTTGTAGGTTGTTCTTTATTTTTGTTTTCAAACATATCTATATAAGATTGTCCAAAGATGCCAATATTTTCACCTTTTCTTTGCATCTCTTTTAATTCTTTATAAACTTCTTCTATTGTAGCCATTAGTAATCTTTTCCTTTTTGAAATAATTTCATATTATAAGTATTGGATTTAGGTTTGTCCAATGTTTTTATCCCTGTCTCTTCAATTATTTTTGACAAATTGTTACCTAAGTTAACAATTTTCTTTGCTGCATCTTTTGCAGACATGTTAGAAAACTCAGGTATGTTTAATTGTCTTATCCCCGTGAATGTTTTACCCATAACATCTGCGGCTTGAAATTTTTTAAATATGTCATTTGCGTTTGCTTCTGTGCCATTTATTTCAATAAAGGCTTCGTTTGGAAGTCTGTAAGTCATTTTATTTAAATCAATTGCTTCCTCTGGCTTAACTCCTCCTAAGGCACCTTCAGTTTTAGGTATTGCAAGTGCTATTGTAAGTGAATCATACTTATTTCTATTTTTATTATACTCTTCAGCAATTTTTCTTATTTGAGTTGTAGACGGTTTTCCAGATATTTCAGCGTACAATCTGTTGGTGTTACCTGCTAATCTTATTGCACCTGTTTTATTCATAAAATCATACATGGGTCCAAATGAAATACCATCTGAACCAGGATGTGTTACTAATCCTATTCTTCTATGTTCGGTATCTCTTACATTACCACCTCTTGAAAAATTAAGCATTTTACCATCTGGCATCATAAATCCTGCAAGATTAATTTGATCCGTAGGTTTAAATTTTTCCATAACTTTTTGAGTCATTTCTAAATCTTTTTCTTGAGGTAAATAAATAGATGCTCCCGATGTATTTAAATTTTTTATCTTAAATGTAAAACCATCAAGCTTTGCGGTTTCCGATATTCTTTTTGATACTTCAAGTGCATCTGCAATATTTAAATTAGAACCAAAGTCTATGCTAAAACCAACAGTATTTGCTTTTTCAGGTGGCGCAGACTCTGCAACAAAAACTGCATCTTGATTGTATTCTTTTGCTCCTTGTTTAATTACTTCAGAAAAATTATCTATATTAAAATCAGGTTTGACATTAGCTTCTATATCTAAGCTTCTTTCTACATCTCCACCATATGCCCCAATAGTGTCACCAACTTTGTAATTTATTACATTAGCATCTTTTTCGAAAAAGTTTTTCATTGGTATTGCAGCTTTACCTTGCTCTAATAAAGAAGGCACAATATCTTTTTGTATTGAAAAACCTGCAGTGATATCTTTTATTTGTTTACCACCCTCTTGAGCTGTTGTTCCAATAATAGCAGGAGTTTGTAGTTGTTCTTTTACAGCCTCTTTCGCAATTTCGGTTTCTGTAGTTTTATTTTTTTTACCTAAATCTAAAACCATATTTTTTTGAATTATCGTTTTACCACCTCTCCAATCTGCAGTTTTTATCTGTTCTCCCTCAAAAAAACCTTTTTTAGCAGGTACAAAACCTCTATTCTTAAAAGCTTTTTCAGCAGCCTCAGAAGTCAAGTCTTCTGCTACAACATACCTAATACCTTGAGCATCAGCTAATTTTTCTATTTGATTTAAAACATTTTCAGTAGCTTCACGATTTAAACTACCTATTGTTTCTATGTAAATTGCAGGTTCAGTTTTAACTCTTTTTACTTTACGTTTCGGATAAAAAGATACTTTACCCTCTGGAAAAACTTCTATGTTTGCAGCTGCTAAAGGTATTCCTGCATCATCTTGAGCCATAACAACATTATTAGGAACCTTACCGTCTTTACTTGTGTAAGAATCGTATACTGATTGTGTTATATAGAAGAGGGCATCACCTTCTACATTTGACTCCTCTGAAGATAGTTCTGTAGGATATTTTTCTTGAATAGCTTTTTCAAGTGCAAAAAATATTTTCTTTTTATGTGATTGAGGCATTTTAATGCTTTCACTTATTTGTTCTCTTGTGCCTGCGTATTTTGCTATTAGTTCCTGTAAATTATCATCTAAATTATTTGTTTCAACAATAGGTCCTTCATATTCTTTAGTTTTATTATAAAAAATAATAGGTTTTATTTCTGAATCATCAGGAAATGTTTCTTTAGTTTCTAAATCTATTTCTGGTTGAATTGGTGGTTCTTGTTTTGGTGGGGTTTCAGCAGGAAAAGTCTCAATTATTGGTTTAGCCTGTTTAGGTTCATTGACCGGTGGCTTAGTTATTTCTCTTATTCTTTCTCTTTCTTTTTCTATCTCACCTGCATCAGGGCCAAATACTTGTCCTCCAGGTGTAACCGCAGGAGCAGATTTACTTATTAAATCCTCTTTAACTTGAGTTCCAACAGCTTGTGATGGCAAAAATAAAGCACGAAGCATTTTAAGTTGTGGTTCTTCGAAATTTTTAGGATCAATATTAAGGTCTTTAAGAGATTTTTGAGCTTTGTAACCCACAGCACCGCCAACACCAATCGTGGCTATTGCTTTTAACAACGCTGGTAAACCAAGAATAGGCGCTACCATTTTAAATCCTTGTGACTAATTCTAAGATTATATACCCCATGCCTGCAAGTAAACCACTTGCGCAACCTATTAAAATTCTTTCAATTCTCAAGATAGATCCTTCCATCTTATGTATCCTATCATGTGTTTGTTTTTGCATTATTCTACAAAGTTTTTCGTGAGATTGTATTCTTTCTAGTGCTGAAGTAGACATTATGACATTCTCCTTCTTGCTAAAGCGGCACCTAAAGGATCCTGTGGGAATAAAGTTTCAAAATTTTGTGCAGTTCTAATACTATCTAAACCTTGTGGTTGTTGGATAGGTAAAGAGGATTGATCACCTACTCTTGACCTAAACGGGTTAGGTAAAGTTCCAACATTAGGTATTCTAAAACCCTCTTCTTCTGGAGGCTCTGGCAATGCATCTTTAACAGCTGAAAATTGTACAGCATCAATTCCACCTTTTGGAATCTTTTGTCCGTAAGCCTCACTAACTAGGCCGATAGTTGATGCAAGTTTTTTACCAGTTCCCGTTGATCTATTCATTTCTTGTAACCATCCAGGAGGCGTTCCAAATTCCTTATTAATTAATTTTTTTGCGGCTCTCTGTTCAAAAACATCTTTTGCATTATCAAATGCGCTTCTTCCTAATAAAAGTCCTTGAATATTAGCTAATTTAAATCCGATAATACCAACTAATTGTCTTGCGCCTCTTTGAAAAATTCTACTTATACCTGCTGCAGTGTTAGATGGGTTAACTAAATCATTCGGTTTTAAAGTTTTTCTGACTTCTTCTACAAATTTTTTAAGTGTATTAATTTCATTTTGATCAAAAAGAGATCTAGCAAAATCAGGATTTTTCTCAAAAATGTAATCAAAGTTTTTTACCATAGCATTGGGATTGAATTTTCCATTTCTGATTGAATCATTAAACATCTTTTCAATCATGCCACTTCTCAACTTTGCAAAATCATTATTTTTCAGTGCTGCAGCTTTCGGTGTTAATTTATCAACACCAAAAACAGTTTTTAATCTATTTATTATTTGAGCGCCATCATTTCTTCTACCTACAGTACCCGTGCCATATATGTAATTTATAGCTTTCATACCAGTTACATCAGGATCTAATAATATTTTTTGTAATGCGGCACCTGCTGAATCTTTTATAGTAACATTACCTTTTTTAATAGGATTTACATTAAAAGTCTCTTCTTTAAATCTAAACGCTTTTCTAGCATCAATTAAATTAGCTTTTAAAACTTCATCTCCATCTTTACCTGCAAATAAAAGATTATCTAAAGTGTCATTATATAATTTGTCAAACTCTTGTTTTATGGCAATGGCAGTTTTTTTATCAGTATTATTTTTAGCAGCGCCAATATAACTGGATAATTTTTTTCTCATTGTCTCAAAATCTTTTAATGTTTTTTTCGGAACTTTTTTTTGAGATTTTTTCTTTTTAAATGAATTTACAAAATTTTTGATTTCTAAAAAAGATTTATTTGCGGATGGTGTTATATCTTTGTCTAATATTCCTGTACTTTCGTCAATAGCCTTTAAAAAATTAAATGGTTGTTTAGTTTCATCTTTCATGGTTTTTTTTACTGAATTTGTCAATAACTGAATATTAGATGCATCACCATTAAAAATAGCATCTTTATCAATCAAATTAAATTTTGAAGTTACATCGTCAGAGGCTTTTTTAAAGTTTGCTTCTATGGTATTAACTAAACCTTGGCCAATATCCTCTAAACTTTCTTCAGCAAGTTCACCATTATTGAATTTTTTAATTAATCCTTTCAATCCCATACCAATATCTATTTCTTGTTTTCTTAAAAATTCTAAAGCTTTTTTCTGAGCCTCTGGGCCAAATGCTCCTTTAGCTGCTTCATACAGTGCTGCAATACCTTCTTCATTTCTTTTTGCTTGAGATTCAGCTAAATCAAACCCAAACTCTCCTGCACCAGCTTTAACTGCTGCAACTTCGTCACTAAAACCTTTTGCAATATTGTTAAAAAAATTTTGTGCAAATTCTGGGTTCATTTTTTTTGTATCTATACCAGCAGCTTCTAATGCTTTATAACCTTGTTTAGTAATTTCTATTGATCTAATTTTTTTACCGTCAGGTCCTGTTTCAGTTATTAATTTATAATAATTTGGATTTCCTCTAAACATTTTTAATACGGCTTTACCTACCGGCCCCACTAAACCTTCAAAGCCAAGTGTTATACCACTTGTAATACCTACTCTACCAGCATCAAAATCCCCACCAAGAGCAACTGATCCTGCTTCTTGTATTGCAGTAACTGCTCCTGCTTGACCTGTCTGAGCTAAGGATCTTTTTAAAATATTACCTGCATATTTTTTTGCAATCGTAGAATAACCCGGAATGTATTGAAGTATTTGTGATGTAGTTTGCATTACATCCTGAAAAGATGCTCCAGGCTTATTTAAATAATAAGACTGTCCGTCAGGCATTACAGCTATTGGATTGCCAAATTTATCTTCCATTATATTAGTTCCAGGAAAAGCGTTTTCAATTATCTCAGCCTGACTTCTAATGTTAGGAGTTATATTTAAAGCTAAAGCAATTTTACCTGCTTGATCTCCTTTGTATTCACCAATTTCAGGCATATCTGCAAATTCAGTAGATTTTGTTCCTGTAAAAAATTCTGTTACTGCTTCACCAACCCCAGATAAAAAAGTTTTTTCTTCTATATCTTTTGATTTTTCATTTAATCTTTTAATTAAATCAGGATCAGTCACTTCCTCATTTTTTTTTAATTTTTTATTTAATCTTTCAATTAATTTTTTATCTTTAACTATTTCAACCATATATTATCCTGGATTATACGGTATGTATTTATCTTCACCAATTTTTATAAACTGTTGTCCTGTCACATCATCAGTAAGTATATTTTTTGAAAATTCAGGATCTATTTTATTTTCAGTATCCTTTATAGCTTGTCTAATTTCATCAGTTACCAGAGGATTATTATCTCTAAATTCTTTTTTTAATTGAGCATATGTTTTCCCATTGAGTTTTCCTTTAGATAAACCCATATTTGCTTGCATAAAAGGTTCTACTACTTCTAAATAAAATTTTTTATTTATTTCATTACTTCTTCTTTGAAGCATATTATTTAGTTTAATACCATCTCTTGACATTCGTAAACCCTGAGACGCATTTGCTACAAAATCTAATTCTTTATTTGAAATCGCACCGCTAAAACCTTGTAATTTATCAATTGTTATCTTTGAAGAAATTGTATTCAAAAGTTCAGCAGGACCAACTGCCTGAAAATCTGTTTCAATACCAAAAGCACTAGCAAATTTGTCAACACCTAAAGCAAGTTCTGCAAGGGCTCCTGTTCTTAGTTCTCCTTCCGGTAATTCTAATATTGCATCAATCTGATCAAGCATCGCATTTACTTCAAAGGAATTATTATATAATTTTCTACTGTCTCCAAATTCTTGTACATCTATTTTTGCTAATTCCTCACCTATTTTTTTGTCGTAAGGTGCTATTTCATTTCCTACGTTTACAGTAGTTCCAGACTTACCAAGTATATCAATTTTATCTGTAACTAAATTTTTTTGATATAAAAACTCAGGATTATATGCCGTACCAAATTCTGCACTAGCTTCTTCAGGCGATAGAATTTTAAATTTATCTTTATCTTTTGCTTCTTTTTCTCTACCAATCTTTTTAAATTCACCAGTAAGGCTGCTTTGTTGGTACGCTCCTTTACCTTGTAATTCTTTTGGCAAATCTTCATCTGGAACTAAATTAAATGTTTCTTGTTCCTCTGTCTCAAGATCAGCTAGTTGTGAGGCAACAGTAGGCATTTGAGTGAGTCCTTGTCCAAATGCTCTTGCTAAAGATCCTAGTCTACTTTCTCCAGGCATCTGTCTTGCTTGAAGTAATGCAGCAGTAATCGGTGTTAGCATTAAATTTCTTTTTTCTACACTAGATATACCGCCTACCTTAAATTTTTTTACTTCTAGTTTTTTGTTTTTTTTTAAATACGCATCTCTAAAAAGAGGTCTCATTAAAACTTTATTCATCTACCCTCCTTGTACACCTGAAAATGCTTGAAATGCTCCTAAACCAGTACCAATAGATTGAGCTAAAGGATTAGCTTGTGGTGCGGTGGCCATTGTTATTTGTGATTGAGTTGTAGGTCCTGCAGCATAAATATTTTTTAAGAATTCAGCTCTTTGAAAAGGTTCAAAGGATCTTTGTAGCTGCGTTGCTCTTTGTGCATCAAGAGTTCTTTGTGCTAACTCTCTTTGAATACCTCCAGCTGCCATCAATTGTTGTAAATCTGATTGAGACATTTGTTGTTCTAACTGACCTAATCGTCCAAGTTGTTGTCCCGCAAGTAATCCAGTTCTTTGTTGATTTTGTGCAGCTTGCAATGCAGTATTAAATCCTGATTGTTGTGCTCTACCCATAGCTTCCAAAGTTCTGCCCTGAAGCTCAGCTTGTTGTACTCCTTCTCTTCCACCACCAAATGCTCCTGATCTTGCTGCCTGTGCAGCGAGTTGGTTTTGAGCCATCTGTCCCTGTCTTGCTATCTCGCCAGTTACATAGGATTGAAACGGATTTAAAAATTGTTGTATCTGAGCAGCTCCTATTGGGGCAGCGGCTTGTTGAGCAGCACTAATACCTTGTCTAACTGCTTGTGATCCAACTCCTGTTCTTCCTGCTTGTCTAATTCCCTGTTGCTCTAAAGCTCCTAAACCAGCTATTTGAATATCGGGTAAACTGACAGGTTGCTGTGCAATCTGTCTTGCAATATCCATTAATTCAATTTTTCTTTCTTCTATACCTGGTGCTTCTCTAACAATTTGTGTAGATGAAGCAGGCATAGAAGGTGCCTTAGGTTTTCCTCCAAATAAACTCATTTATCTAACCATTTCTCCAATTGTACGTGTTTCTTTTCCCATCCCCATTTTTTGGAAACTTTTTCCCATCCGGGTCTGGCCCAAATACTCATTCTTTTACATTTATTTACTTTTGCAAATTGTGTTATTGATTTAACAAACTGATTTTCCCATAGTTCTCTTCTTTTTCCAGTGCAAATAATTACCTCCAACTGACTGTAGTTTGGCATCTCTGTAATTCTTGTTACACCTATACCAAAAACTTTATTTTCTTCCATTTCATCTGACCCAAAAAATATCCAACATTGCATCATATCTTTTTTTAACATGTCAAATATATGTTTAGGCTCAGCATATTTACCCGAATAATTTAAAGCCTGCTTTACCATAAACTCTGCGAGTGGCCAAAATTTATCAATGTCAGTTGGCTCTACAGGGATGACATTTACAAGAGGCTTAATTTTTTTTCTTGTCGAGGCCATGTGACTCCTTTAATAAATCAAAAACTCTTTTGTATTTTCTTTGTTGATCGTAAAAATAAGCTGCACCTTTTTCACGCATATCTTTTATGCTGTTTGGATTACCGCCATTAATTATTCCTGCACCTAAAACACCATCAGCTCTTGTTACAAATTCTCCATCAGCTAATTGTGCTAACATCGTATCCTCATCTTTATCACCATTTCCTGATCCATCTTCAACATAACCACGTGCTCTTACATAATTATTTGCATCGTTTTCATCGTGTGAAATTTTTGAAGGTAGATAATTTATACCACCTTCGTTAAATTTTCTTATCTCAGCTAAACCTCCGGTCTTTGCTTTAAATGTCGTTCTCTCGATTGCTATATTACCCATCTGTGCATCACCTCTATTTTTTGGATCAGCTTCTGGTATGTAAAGTTTTTCATAAACTTTTTCTTCGCCAGTGACTGGATCAATATATCTAAAATCTCTTTTCTCTTGTAAATCTGCTACACCCAGATTGTAAGTCGGTGAAAATATATCTGTATCTTGAGGATCAAACGCACCAGATAAATATGTTAACGCACCAATACCTAACCCTGCTTTCATGGGATCTATTTGTCTTTCACCTTTAATAATTTTTCCGTTTTCAACACGTTGTCTTGTAAAAAAATTCCCTAAGTCTGATATTCCTTTAGATTGGTTTGCACCAACAAAAGGTATGTTTTGAACAACAGGTAAATTAGTAAATGTAGGAATTGATCCCGGTATTGTGCCTCCAAACTTATCTAGTGCTGTTTGAAAACCTGGTATTCCTATTTTTGAACCGGCACTTAATCCTGCTTTACCACCATAATAACCTAATGTGGCACCTATAGCTCCTCCCGCTAATCTACCAAGACCAGAAGCTCCAGCATCTTTAGCTTCTCTGTATCCTTTGTATCCACCGTAGGCTGCTAATGCATAAGGTAAGAATTGTAGCATTTAAATATTTTCTCCTTAGATCTAAAAGTTAAATATTACCATTTTACTCAGTTAGTATCAACTCATCGCCAAAACATCCAATATATCGATGCTCGCCAATATGACTGATTTCATCATTGATATAGGCATGGCACTTACCACCTATATCCCTCCATCGTTTACAAAAAGCAAAATCTTCACCATGATATGTGTTAGTATCAGGGTCAAATAATGTATCAAAAAAGTTATAAAGATTGGTCCTATCCACCAACTCACCGTTAATTATTGTCTTTTGTTTTACTAACAAATGTGGATATTTTTCTATCATCTTTTCAAGCACATTACGCTTAATAAGCATGCATCCTGTAGGGCTATGAGTGACTTCAATAACACCGTTATTAACAGTGATATTATCAGGCTCTGCTACCTTCATTGGGTATTGATTAAATGCCTGTGCTAAATCTTTAGGTGATTCTATTTTTTTGTTTTTAAATTTATCAAAACCCTTTTCCCAATCAAAATTTTTAAGAGGGTAAGGTATGGATATTACATCTTTATCTTTTGCAATCATTTTAAATATTGACTGCGATTTAAAATCTATGTCAGAATCTACAAATAATAAATGTGTAGCTTTAGAGTCAAGAAAAGCAGCAACACATAAATTTCTTCCTTGTGTTACTAAAGATGATTTTACTAAACTAAATTCTATTTTAACTCTCTTGTGGTAACAAGCTTTTTGTAATTCTATTAATGCTTGTGCATAATGTATGGAACAATCACTGTGCACAGGTGTTCCAATGAATAAATGTATGTCTTCAGCTTTTTGAACCCATATAGGTTTACTAGGGTCTTGGTCTTGCATCTAGAGCTCCTTTTAAAAATTTAGTCCACTCATTTGATTTCTTTTCCCAACTGTAAAACTTTTTATAAAAATTTTGTTGATCTTGCAAATGTTCTTGTATTGAAGGTTCATGAAGTTGTGAAGCTGCTATTTGTATTGCGTGAGCAAAAGCATAAGATAAATTTTTGTAATCTTTTTCATAGTTTACATATATTGGCCATTCAGAACAAGTTTCAAACAATGCACCAAAATTAGTTACAATTGTATATAGACCCGCAGACATTGCTTCAACCGCAGATATACAAAACGTTTCTTCAAATATACTTGGGTAGGCAAATATTTGATAATCTGTAATGTGATCTAAAATATATTGGTTTGGTTTATATCCTATGTAATTTACATTAGATAATTTCTTTGCTTGATCAAATAACTCAACAAAATCTTTATGATGCGCATCTCTAAACTTAGAGCCATAAACATCGCAGCTTGAGTAAACATCTAAAGTAATATTTGGATCTTTGATATATTGCATGGCACCTAAAATAACATTCAAGCCTCGCCATGGCGTAGGGTGAAATAATAATTTGACAGGATCACCTTTTTTGTAAGGTTTTATTTTTGGAAAATTTGTTACACCATTTTTTATGACAACAGATTTTTCTGTAGGTATATCAAAAAAAAATCTAAACTTTTCGTATGTCCAGTGTGAATTAAAAACATACCAGTCATACTCGTCATGTCTTTTTTTATTTTTAAAAAAGTCCTGTAGGTTTGCTTGATCATAAGAATTTTTTTGCCAAAGTATATTTATTTTATCTTTTACTAAAGGCACTTTACCAGGTATGGATGTGCATATTTGAAAATTACTAAGTAAATCTTTGTCTACATACTTTTCTAAAAAAGCATGTTGTAACTCAGTACCGCCTTGAGCTTCCATTATTGGGTATCACCAGCAACGACTAGTGATGCAACAGTTATTGTATGATCAACTCTTAAATCCTCAGCAACTGTATCTGTCTCAGGATTGGCTACATCATTATCAAATTCCTGTTTAGATTGATATTTCTGTCCTGTTCTTTTGTTAGAAACTTCCTCTTTTGATTTTGCAGGAATTACTGGAACTTGTTTACCATCTACTATAACGTAATTCATTGTTGTTTTTCCTTATCTTCTTTTGGTAAATTTTTTCTTAATTCATCAGCGTAGTGTTTTTCTATAACATTCAATTCACTAAACTCTAATGTAAGACTATCTTTTTTTGTTTTTATGTTTTGCAATCTAGCTAAACAAATTTTACCATTGTCTGATAATTTTTCAGAATCATATTCTTTACCGTCAAAATTAAATTTCATTGAGGCCTTCCTTGTCTGTTGTATTTCTTATAACTTCTTTTCTCATCTTTTGAAAGCTTTTTTTTGTGTCTTCGTGGACGCTTTCTAGGTTTTGGTCTTGGTGTAAAATTTACAAATTTACGTTTAGCCATTTTCCTGTGATCTATCTATTTGTGCATAACTAATTACACCTTGTATTTTATTACTTCCTGTACCTGCTTGAACGGTAATTGCATCTCCTGCTTCTAAGTTTAAACTTTGTGGTGAAGCATTAACTTGTGACTTCGCTCCAACATCACTCCTAAAAAATTCATATTCCGTATTAGAATCAGAAGAGTCTTTAATATTCATGTGTACTAAAATTGCTGATGATGCATCATTGTTTGCACAATAAATACTTTTAACAATTAAAGTTGCATCAGCAGGGCACGTCAACACTGTTGTTTTATTTGTATTAGTTTGTACAAAACCTTGATTTTTATATCTTATAGTCATGATAAAAAGTAATTAAACGCATCCTGTTCATTTTTCAAGTCTTGTTGGTACGATGTGTTAAGTTGATTTTCTACAGTTTCTATAGCTTGGTTTATCTGCCTAAAATTTTCAGCAGAATATTCTGGTTGAGGTTCAGGTATATATACATTTATTTTAGCCATTATCTTCTACCATCAATATTTACGTCTGCTCTAAATGTTCCAAACCTCCAAGTTTCATTTGTAGAAGTATTTTCTATTTTCAAATTCGCTAATCTACCACGCACTCTTGTATCTATTTTACTTGTGCTAGTAGTTACATCAAATTGGGCTGTGGTTGTATTACCTGATATTGGAAAATCTTTTGTGTTTAAAGTTACTTTAGCAGTGCCTTGTAAGTTTTTAAAATCTGGTAAAAACCTACTCACTCGTAACAAAAATTGACCGTCACCCTCTGTTGGTAAATCAAAATCTCCAGAGGTAACAAAAGCGGGTATTGCTGTAACTTGTGAATTAAGATCAACTTTATTAACACCAACTTCATGTGCATAATAGGTGGTAGCTCCAAAAGTATTTGTAGCGCCAAATAAATTTGATGCAGTAGGCACAGCAGTTGAGTCGTACTCTGTTGCATATGGCACTGCGTATGTAGATGCATCTGCATATGTGCTTCTTGATAAAGTCATTGTAGTCCAAGTATTTTCTATATAGTTGTAGGTCGCTGATCTATTGTTCTGTAAAGATGGATCACTGACTGGAGTTCCAGCAGGATAAAACCATACAATTTCATTAAATAAAGAATTGTGAGATGCATAAATAATTTCATTAGATGCATAATTTACACCAACATTAGTGCCCGTAGTTGTGAATACAAAATCTTCAATAAGCGAAGGTAAAAGTTTTACTGTACCATCAAATTTAAAAAATCCTCCACCTTTTCCCATCCAAAAGACTTGACCATCTGCATAAACTGCTGCGTGATGACCAATACATCCACAGTTAGAACCAACTTGTCTTATAGAAAAAGTAAAAGGTGGTCCAACAAACTGCATTACGTATGCTGCTTGATCAGTTAAAATTAAATTGTAATCTTTACCAGATACAGCTGCTACTATTTTGTTTCCGGTGTCCAGTCTAAATGTTCCTGCCGTATTTGTAGAAGTTGGAACATAAGTCGTATAGTCTTCTTGGTCACTAAATCTAATAAACATAGGATCTTGAGTAGTTGCATCACCTATTGTAGTCTCAGTACCAAAGTGTACTACGTGCCTATCTCTATCAGAAGTTATTGTCAGTCTTGATGCAGTTGGCGCACCTGACATAACGACAGCTCTCCTTTCAAGTGGGTTTGATAGACCAGCATCCCAAACCCAAGTTTTACCATCTTTAATTGTGGCAATAAGTTGTTGACCAAAATTATCTAATGACCATGAACCAGGATCAAGTATAACTTGTGTTGATGTACTTCCTATACCCCATGCCACAGTTCCCCATGTGCTTGTGCCCCAACCATAACCATAGGTTTGTATTGTAGGACCAATCTCAACATATGGGTTTATTACTCCACTACCTGTTGCAGAAGTCGACCCTGTTGCTGCGGAAGGCATTGTTATATCAAAAGTATTAGCTGCCACATTTAAAACTTCAAATGTATTATTTTCAAAATCAGTAGCTACAAATCCTGCTCCAGTTGGTGGTGTAACTGATGTAAATGTTATGTACTCCCCTAATTCTAAATTATGTGATGTTTTGTTTACTGTAACTGTAGTTGATGTATTTGTTGTTGTAAATGTTGCACCAGATATAGCTGTATCAAGAGGAGTAATATCATAAAACGCATCCTCATAATAAACATATAAAGCTTTAGATGTCCCTAGTGCAGCGTACTTTCTACCCTCTAAATCATTCCAAGTGTGTTGAGCTCTTGCAGGGCCAGATATTGTTTTTTGACCTATAGCCTCAAAGCCACCAATTTTCTCAGGTTGTCCATATCTAAATCTTACAAAATCACTATCAATCCATTGGCCCTCTGCACCTGCAGGTGTATCGGTTTTATTAATGCCTGCTCTTATAGAAACGCTAGTTAAAGGCATAAAATCTCCTAAGTTTTTATAATATAATTTAAAGCAATATAAGGTTGTAAAATTGACATGCTTGAACCACTCCATCCATGGTTGTGCGCTCCACCACCACCAGTGCTGCCAAAAGTAAAAGTTCCACTAGCGCTTCCTTGATCTCCTCGTTGTGGAATTCTATCAACACCATCTCTGTGTCTAATACCTTGTTCTTGTTGATGACCTGGGTGTGTATGGGTATGTGAAGGTATTTGAGAAATTGTTAAAGTGTGGTTTGCAACAGTTCCAGAAGGTGTTTGCGATTCTGCACCACCAGTTGATCCTAATGCTTTTGTACCAGATCTTCCTAAAGGAACATTATTTTGTAGATCAGGTAAGTTAAATGTCGAAGCTCCGTCACCTGTACCATAAGTTGTTGAGATTACAGAAAATAAATTTGCATAAGTTGTTCTTGAAACAGCAGACCCATCACAATACAAAAATCCAGTAGGCACAGTTGTGCTTCCGTGTGGTACAATGGTTCCTGTTTTTACACCCGATGCTGAATATTTTGTTTCTGAATATCCTGACATTATTTATCCTTATAAGTCCAACCAACAGTAGCATTAGCATATACTAATGTAAAAGCTGCTCCTTCAACTGCTACTGTTAAATCAGATGTTGTATTTAATAATTTACTTGAATTTCTTCCCACAGTTAAATTGTTACTATCAAAATTATATTTTGAATCTAAAAAAGTTACTTCATCACCAATTGATGGTGAAGCAGGTAATGTAACCGTAAAAGCAGAAGAAGAAGTATCTACAAACAGTTGTGCTCCTGCCTGTACTGTCTCTGCTGCATTAATAGTTCTCCAAACTTTTTCTTCATGATTTTTAACAATATCTGTTCCGTTTGAGTGACAAATATAAGAATGACCCTCACATAATTTAAAACCTGTTTGACTTGTTACTTTAAATGTAAGTGAATTTCCTGCGTGATCAGTGCCATCAATCACAGAAAAATATTTTTCGATACTAGCTGGAAAATTTACAGTTCTATTTGCAGCAAGAGTCCCTGTAAATTTTAGTACCATGTTTCTTGCGTTTGATATACTACCGTTTGTCATTGCCAGTGTAACGTCATTTGACGCTACATCTATTTCTTGAAAACCTGCTATAGATTGTTGGACTAGATTAAGATTTGTATTTGTTTTAGTTCCCCAAGTACCAGCGTTTTCACCGGTTGCCATGAGCTCTAGTTTCAAATCTGTAGAAAATGTTGAAGGCATATCGTATTATAACTCCCCTAA